GTGCAAGTCTTAATGAACTTGTTATTCCAAACCTCGATGCGGTGTCAGGAATCTGATTAATTACCGCTTGCGGAATATGTCCTACCAATCTATCTAATTTGAATCCGCTTTGAGGCACGATAGTTGGCTCAGGTTGAACGATAATAGGTGGAGAAGGTACTTCTACCACCGCAGCAAATAACTTGCTCCACGTTGCATCTCCAACGATGCCATCAGGTGTTAAGCCGTGAGCTGATTGCCAGCCCTTAACGGCAGCCTCTGTTTTTGGCCCAAATTTACCAACTGGATCTACACCCAATTTGATTTGTAATTTGGTTACATCTTCGCCTATTGATCCTACTCTTAAAAGCATATTATTTTATTTTGTGATAATAGCCAAAACCGTACAATGGATTCCCATTCAAATCAACCTGAGCTTTAACATTTAGCAATGCATCCTTTTTAGTCTTGTAAATGATGCCTGCCTCTATCCCTCTAATACCTATTGAGTTGCTCGTATTAATTCCACCACCCACAAACAAAGCTCGTGATGGCGGTAAATAGCGTGTGATAGTTTTCGTTTCTTTAATCTCAGGAATCTGATAGTTCTCACGAGTTCTTCGGCTTGTTAATTTATTTTGTTGAACTGAATCTAAAACGGCAATATATCCGTAATTGCCTACTCGTATCGTATCCGAATAAATTACCTTATTCATATACAACTGAAGCAAAGCAAGGTATTGCCTTTTTAAATTATCGTAGTTTGTGTCTGGTAGCATCTCAGGTTTAGATGCCACCTCCACAATAATCTCTTTGTAAATAGGCACTTTCTTCACAATTATAGAATCGTGAATCTTCCACGTTGTATCGTGAACGACAAGAGTGTCATTCGGCTTTGCCTCTCCTGCTTGCTTATGCTTTGTGTAAGCATAGAAGATAGCAATCATACAACAAATGAAAAGCGCTATATTAACCTTCATCTTCAGGCAATGGAGCTAAACCACCTTGTAAGTTTTTTTCACGCTCTGCATCTGTTTTACGATTAGCAACTTTCTCGTAAGAAGCAATGCCAAAGCAACCAAATGTTAAGCCTGCAAATACCTCTAAGATAATAGGCTCAATCACAAATTGTTGTTGCTCTAAGCCAGTCACTACATCAGCAATGCCGTAGATAAATAAAACACCGAAAGATGCAAAGCCTAGTATTGCTTTCTCATTGATTTCGTTGTCATCCTTGAAAATGTCTAAAAATGCCATAGTTATTCTTTTTTAAGTTTGTGTAAAATTTGAGCTTTTATTAAAATCGATAAATACTCATTATCTTTAATAAATGCTTTAAATGTTTCTTGGTCGGAAGTATCTAAGTCTAAAATCTCGCCTTTGTTAAGCGCTACCGCCCAATCCCAAAATTTTAAAGCATCGCCTTTAGATTGCTGAACTAAATAATTAGCAACCATTTTGCCAGCGTTTACCACTTGCTTTTTTTCGTCTAATAGTTTTACACCATCAAGACCTAATAATTCAAAGTTTAAATCAATTTTCATTTGTTTTTTGTTTTTGTTTTTTGTGATATAAAAGTACTAATTAATTTGATTGCCACGGCAATGGATAAGCCACAATCGGAGGATTCAAAAAGTTTTCAATTTGACTATCTAAATTCGCCTCGATTGCCTCGCAGTCTAGTGAATCAGTAAGCCAGCCTTCGACCATTTCTTTTGTAACTTCATCGTAAGGAGTGAAGCTCGCTTCGTGTGGCGCATCTACGCTTAAAGCTCCGTAAGTGTCAGCCGTAAAATGAATTACATCCTCTTGGTATTCTTTTTGCGCTCTGTAATGAATTACGCTTATTACTTTGTCCATTCCGTCAAGTGAAGGGATTGAGTCTAATTGAGATATTACCCAGTTGAATGCCATATTATTTATTTTTTTTATTTTTTAACTATCTCCATATTTATTAACAAACCAAGCATAACTTTTATTTCCAGACGAAGAGCCAGTTAAAGTAAGAGTATTACTTCCACTTTTCCCAAAAGTCACAAAATCGCTACTTCCTCCTACATAAGTAGTAGTAGGAGTATTATTTCCATCAAAATAAAATCTTACTATATACATTGCAGTGTTTGTAGAAGTCCCTAAACCAGTATTTATTGAAGCTAATAATAACATTGTCATTCCTGATGTTCCCTGATTTACAGAAATACCAGAATCTCCTACACTTGTACCAGCTCCTACAAACATAGAACCATGTGAAGCGGCAGCATTTGTACTACCATCTCCTACAATATATTGTTTTGTATAAGAACCTAAAAGAGTATTTGCAGTTGAAGTTGTATTAATTAAAATTTTACCCCCGCTCGTGATTCGCATACGTTCGGTTGTAGCAGTTCTAAAATATAAATCTCCGCCACTAGCTGAAGTCCAATTCATTCCTACTTGACCACCACTATTAACTATACGAAGATTACCACCACTTGTAATGAATTGATTTGTGGCTTCTACATCCGTCGCCGTTACACTACTCGAAAACGTGGCTGCTCCGGTGGAGGCGATAGACAATTTAATATCTGAACCATCCCAGTTTGTCATTGTAGTACCAGCTCCAGAATAACTACCAATATGAAAATTTATAGTTCCATTAGCTCCTAGTCGTACTGCGTTTTGAAATGATGTACTTGCATTTGTAACCCAGTTTGTTCCATTAAAATAAGCGTTTACCGAATATAAACCTTGAGTGCCATTAGTATTTCCAAAGAAAGTATTGCCTATTACTAGAGCATTTCCAGCCGTTGAAGGAATAGTACTACCTCCTAGAGAAGCATTTCCGCTAAACGTCGCATTCGTACCGCTTAAAGCTCCAGTTAAAGTGCCTCCGCTTAAAGGTAGGTAAGAGGATAATTGAGAAGTCAAGGCAAGCGTACCGTTTGCCGTTGGCATAGTATACGACCTTTGTGCTGAAGAATCATATAGCAAACTAAATCCAATAGTAGTACTTGAAGCCGTTCCTACTAAAGCAGTAAATGCTGAATCCGTAGTCCAAATAGTAGTATATCCACCAAATAAAACCGTACCAGATGCCGTATTTTGTAGCATTACCGTATTACCAAAAACTGGTTGTGAGCTAAAAGTTTTTACTCCAGCTATTGTTTGTGTTCCAGTCAATTTTACCACCGCAGAATCTAAAGCATAAACGCTAGAATCCACCGAGCCATCTGCCTTAAGAAACTGACTAGAAGTTCCGCTAGTTTTTATAAAACTGTTAGCAGTTAAAGAGGAATTAAACGTACCAGCTCCAGCGTCTGTTAAAGTAATTACGCTAGCCCCTTGCTTTTGAATTGTGAAAGGCGCAGAAGTAGATGCAGTTGTATTGTTAATAATAACACCATAACCGCCTCCGCTAGATTGTATATTAAAAGCGCGTCCAGCTAGGTGTAAAACTTTAATCGCATCCGCACTAGAATCCGAGCCTACCTCTATACCGATACCGCTATTGTAATTATCTATTGAAATACCTTTACCACTTCCTGAAATAGTAGCATTTGTAATATAAATACCTCTTCCCGAAGTATCATTACCGATAAGAATTGCATCGCCACCTAAAGCGTTGTTTGCAAGTATTCCAATCCCCGTGCTATTGTTTTGAACAAAAACAGAGGAAGCACTCGTAGAAGTGTTTATGGAATAAAATCCTTGATCACCACCAGTTGAAACGTTTGCAATTAAACCTCCTGAGAAAGTTTTTAATCCCGTAATAGTTTGCGCTCCTGCTAATTTAACTACCGCAGAATCTAAAGCATAAGTGCTATTGTCATAGCTAATTGTCGTTCCTGAAGCTTTAACAAATCCAGTACCGTTTAAATCATCTTGCTTTGCGTTTAACGCATTTTGTAAATCAGTTTGATTAGATAGCGTTCCAGTTATTGCACCCCATACCGCAGTAGAATCTGCAATCTCAACGTAAACCGAGCCAGACCAACGATAGATTTTATTCGTGTCTAAGATGACATAAATCTTACCTATCTCTCCAGTCGCTGGTAACGCACTAAATGTAGAAACCTCAACGACATCATCAACGTATGAAGGCAATTCTGATGCAGGAACTTTGCCACCTACTAAATTAGCCTTTAAAGCTAAAGCGTTATTAAGGTCGGTTTGATTCGCAAGCGTTCCAGTTATATCGCCCCATTCAACTCCAAAATTACTTGTCAAAGAATTGATATTAATTTCTACAACGGTAGGAGTTACATTTAAAACTATATCCTCTCTATTATCAATTATATTGACATCAATAATCTCATCGTTCGGTTGAGCCGTGATTTCAATTGTATTGGTAGTTTCGGTAACTATGATGTCTATAATATCTTCCATTCTAGCGAGTAACTTCTGGTGTAACGTTAAATCCTCCTTTTACATACGTTCTAACCTCGCCAGTAGACAAGGTAAATTGAATGTCATAAACGTAATTAAAGACTTCGATGTCTATAATTTGCTCATTGATTTTAAATAATCCGCTTGCTGCGTTTGTAATTGTGATGCCTGCCGATGAAGCGGATGTTAAAGAAAGAGATGCAGTCGTGTCAGAGTATTGTTTTCTCAGTTGCATTCTGATTGTTGCCCCAGTTAAGTTGATAGCCGTGCCGTTTTTCTTTACTTCGAAAGCTACTTCACTAAATGTATCGCCTTTTGTATGCGTGAAATTAAGAGCCATTTTCTATTTTGTTAAGGTAAACCTTTAATTTTTTAACGTTTGTATCTTTAGTTGCATATTTGCCCCTAGAGATACCAGCCACCGAAGTCCGCTTGTTTGTCAGGGAACATATCTGCATTGCTATTCGTGTTATATTCTGGAAAACTTGACTGATTAAAACTCATATAATCTATGAATCTACGAGTGTAATGCTCTGCGATTGAGCGCTCTTTTTCTACTAAGAAGTCTATCTCATCCTTCTCAACGTTTTGAGCGTTCTCAGATGAATGTTTAAACACTCCTTTGCCTCCAAATGTGTACGCACTAAACGGCATAAACTCAACCATTGACCAATGAATTACCATCGGTTTAATATAAGTATTTAAAAGTGTTGTGTATGGAGAAGCTAAATTACCTGCAACGATGCCATCATTGATTTTGTTAAATAACTTTGTGCCTAAATACCCTTGAATGTGAATATCTTGTGCCACTTTTACCCATTGAATAAAACGATCGGTGTCAATGTTACCGTTTAGAGCGGTAAATTTAACAATGTCATCACGGCTAATAAATAATGCTTGTGCCATTCTTTTAATTATTTGGGTAAAAATCCTTTATTCGGCATATCAATCGGTGCAGTATAAACCAATTTATTAACCGTTGGTAAAATCTCGCCTTGCTTTCTTGCTTGAGCTGGTGTTATTTGCTCTGCTCCTCTTCTTCTAGGATCTGTAAATCTTCTATAAGTTTCACGAGTCCAAAAGTGATGGCAAGCTCCGCCTCCTTTGTAAAGGAATATGTCGTATCTGTCTGCACCTCTTGGCCCAAATCCCGGATTAGTGTTTGGCTTTTCGCCCATTCTAATAATGTCCTCTTTGCGATATAGCTTATTAGCCTTTATCATTTTCTGACAAAACTCACGAGAGTCCGCTGATATCTCGCCAGTATATCTATAACGAGATGCAAACAATTTTCCGTCTTGCTCAGATTTTAAATCAGGTCTTGCAACTCCAGTTGTTACAAACTCCCAAACCTTAGACATAATAGATTTTTGCGGATTGTTTAAAGCCTCTAGCTCTGCATCTAATCGCTCTTCATCTTCGTATGATACTGGACGGCTATCAATTAATTCCCACTCATCAGGATTCATTTCTGCGCCGTATTCTTCAACGTTTAATTTATCAATATGAGATGATAATTTAAGCCCAGTTTCCTCTTCCATATCATCCTTTGAAATAATAGGATTTTGGTCGATAAACTCTAAAGGTTGAAGCGTTTTAAAGTACATATTCAACGTAACTTTATTAAACGCTAGGATTAAATCTAAAGCATCTATAATCGTGCCTTGCTTTGGTCTGATAACTAAGTTGTCAAACAAAATAGAAGCATTTTTTAATTCATCAGCGTTTGAGCTAAATCCGTTTGCTGAAGGAATACCAAATAGCAAGCCTGATGTAACTGAGTGACCTAATAATATCTTGCCACGAGCTTCTTCACTTAGATATTGATAGTGAGCAGGTGCATCATTTAAAGGAACTGAATCAATAGTTGTTTTCTTTGTTTCATCGCTATTAAAAGCAACCACAACCTTTGCACCGCTAGATCCAGTTAATTTTCGTTTTACATCTGAAGCAATTATGCTTTGTTTTTCCTCATCAGGTACTCCGTTATTGAAGTTAATAACCGATGTAGGAGAAAAACCGTGTTGAACATCATTGATTAAAAAGTCTGCAATCTCCTCTTCTAATTTAGCATAAGGAACTGCACCAATATAATCAACGTTTGAATAATACTTTTGTCCTACGCTATATTCTCCTACACGAAGCAATTCTAGCTTCTTATCTCCGTATCCAAATGCTGGTATTCTTTTAGGAACGAACTTTCTTGTATCATCCCAATTATCTGAATAATAATAGCCAGTAATTTCTCCTTTATCGTTGCACTTTTCAGCTCTAATTAACTGAGCTGGAATGTGTTCAACTCTTACAATTGAATTGCCTTGCTTATTATAGATTAGCTGAAAATAGCCTTGTCCTAATAGGTACTCATCTTGGATAACTTTCTTTAGTACTTCAGAGCGAAAAAGCATCTTCATCTGAGCGTAATCGTTCGGCTTTTTATTTGAATCCGTAGCATCTAAGCCACGACCGTAAATTAGCTTAGTGATTGCGTTTATAACTGCGCTATTCGTTGTGCTATTATTGTAACGATCAATCAAATACTGAAAGTAATTGTTGTCATCTCCAAACTCAACCCAGTTATCTCTTTTCGATTCTGTTGTCGTTGGCGGTTTATGAGATTCAAAATTGAAAACGTGAACGTTACTCATAGAAAATTATGTTTTGATTGTTTTCTACATACTCATCTTTATTGATTGAGTAGGTAGCAATCGTTTGATTTGTGCAAAATACCTTATCACGATAAACTAATTCAGCCCCATCCAAGATTGTCATCTCGTAAAAATGCCCTTCTTTTAAAGTTAGGATTTTAGAGAATGTCGAATAGTATGAAGTTGCGCTTGTCGTAATGGAATATGTTGTCGAAGCGTTTGTCGTTTCGTTCTTTAAAATTAATGATGTTCCGCTACTTCTACGAGTAGGGATAAAGCGCACCGTTTGTGCCGTACCTATTTCTTTTAAAACTATCACAATAGATAAACGTTTTTTAATAGGCTTTGTTTTTAAATGGAAAGAGGGACAATCAAGTCCCCCTTTCAAATCATCACAAAAAACAATCTTTGTTACGATCCTGAAACTACCGTGAATCCAGCAGCTACTAAAGTCGCACCCAAGAAGTTTGCAGGAACTGGCTCTTGTCCAGTTAACACTAATGTGTATCCTGATAAATCGCCCATCGCTGCACCAGTTACAATTGTTCCACCTGACACTTCCATTCCGTGCTTTAAACCAGCATAGAATAGGCTTCCGTTGTTATCTTCAACGATAACTTGTGGACGGCCATAAGCTAACAATTTAATTTGCTTGTGATCGACAATAGATAATTTCTTTAAAGTCAAATTTAACGTTTGCTCAAAGAATGTTGTTCCGTTCTCACGGCTTGATGTGATTGTCTGCTCGAAGCTAGAGTTTCCTTTCAAGTCATACTTGTATGCTGAAGGAGTTCCTGCTACTGCATCAATTACATCGGTATCGGTAGCATCGTATGTGTACCCAGTCGCATCGCCCCAGTTTACAAAGTAAACAGATTTTAAACCTCCGTTACTTGTTTTGCAAGGCTCAATGCGTCCTAATGAAATATCGCAAGACATATTGATTTTATTTACAATGTTAAAAATTAGCACCCCGAATTAACGAGGTGCTTTTTTCTTTTGCTAATTAGTTAGCTGAGTTAGTGATACCATAAGTAACAATGTCCTCAACGATTCCGTATTGAACACCTGCCGACATACGCATTACCACTCTCACGTTCTGACTTCCGTCGATGTCTGCTAAATCAATAACTTTAACTTCAGTCATATCAGACAATAAAGAAGTACCGAAATACAAGTTGTCTTTAGTTGCAGCGATAGCACGGTTAGCACCCATTCCGTTTGCAACAAAGATTTTAACACCATCAAATGACAATGAGCCATTGTTGTACCATTGAGTACCTTGAGCGTTAGTACCATTAGCACCTAAACCTGAAGCACCGAATCCACCAAGAGCACGAACGTAAGCACGAGCAATGTTTTGAGAAACGTATAAGTATAAGTTCTCGTTAGTGTAAAGAGCAGCAGGGATAGCATCAACAATTTTGCCTAATTCAGCAACAACGTTTGAAGCAGTAACCGTAGTTCCAGCAATCTCTTGAGCAGCAGGAAGAGCAGCATCAGCAGCTAACAAAGCAGCAAAGCCATTGAACTCTCCAGCGTTAGCAGTTACACCTGCCCAGATGTTAGTTTCGTTCTTAGCAGCAACTTTAGCAGCAACGTGTGCAACTAAGAAGTCAGCGAAAGATGTAGGTAAAACATCGAAAGAAGAGAAACCTTGTTGAGCTGATAACCAATCAGAATGGAAATCCTTCTTACATAATTGTAAGTTTACTTGGAACTCTTCTGGTTGTAAAATACGCTCAGTTAAAGTAACCGTTGAAGTTGCATCAAAGTCACAAGTAGCGTTTTTCAAGATATCATCAGTAGCGATTTTCTTGATAACTTCTTTGTACTTAATGTTTGGTTTGATCTCGATACCACCGTTGTCGATAGTTGGAGATGACAAAAGAGCCGCTGCGATAATTTTATCTTTAAACTCGCCAGCGTAAGTTGTAGTGATTGACGTTGTAGTTGCCATTTCTTATTTAATTAATTTTAGTTGAATAATTTGTTGTAAACTGAATCTTGAATGTTTTTAGTGCGATTCTTTGCGTATCTAAAACCTTCAGGCTTAATAGCTGATTCAGGATTGAAAGAGATTGCCTCAGCAGCTTCTTCTTGAGATGCCAATTGAACTTCTTCTTCTTTGGTTTGAGCTGCTAATTTCAATGCTTCAATCTCAGCTTTCAATTCAGCAACTTGTGCTTCAAAGAAAGATTCCTTTGATACTGATTCAACAATTCTTTTAGGTTGTGGTGCTGAAGGCGATGCTTCCATTTCTGGCTCAACAACTGCCTCAGGTGCTACTTCAGTTTCAGGAGCTTCTTCTTCTTCAGCTTTTGGGCCTACTGAAGCAATGATTCCTTCCACTTCTACAACAACCATTGTACCATCCTGCAATTCGTACTCTCCTACTGGCATCGGTACGATACCATCTGGAGTCACAATGCCAACTGAGTATTCGGGCTCGAACTCTTCTGCCTCTACAACGGTAATGCCGTCAGCAAGAGTCATCTGAGCAAGCTTAACCTCTAGCGACAAAAGTGCTTTGATTTGGTTTAACTTGTTTTTGTATTCCATTTTATTTATTTGTTTGTTTAATTTACTAGCTTCCAGAAACGACAACACGAGGCTCGTTTGTGTTAATTACTATTGAAGAGCCTTGCCCTACCAATGAGCCAATCCCTTGATTGATTTGTTCTCCTTTGCAACACTCCTTTGAGTATGTGCCATCTTCACAAAGGCAAGCATCTTTTGTGCCTCCTTGTGGACTTGTTTTTTTATTTGCCATCTTTTAAAATGTTTAGTATTTCGTTAATCAATTTTTCGGCTTCTACTTCTTGCAAAGACATTTCTAATTTGTCTGCAAAATATCCTTCGATTGAGAAACCTTTGTATTTGCCGTCCTTAACATCCTTCCAAACTTTGTCATCTTCAATTTTCATTGAAATCATCCAAGTACCTTTTGGTAATTCAAAGCCGTATGCTTTAGACTTATCCATTTCAGGATTGTCAATTATCCAAGATTCAACAACGGTTGCACCTTCAAATTTTGTTTTATGGTCTAGCGTTGCGTTTGACTGATTGCCATTTTGTAAAAACAATTCGCTTGCCTTTTTAACGGTGTTCTCAGAAAAGAAAACATAAAACTCATCCTTACCGTGCTTACGGTAGATTTGTTTGTTTGGAACTAATGCCGCACCCATTAAGATACGCTTGTCTGCATCAACCTCTGCAAGTTCCATTTTATATTCTTTAGCTAGTGCTATAAAGTTTTCTTCAATAGCTGGAGCATCAACGAGGCTAACCGCATCTATGCCATCCATCTCTTTTTCGATAACTAATTCAATTATTCTCATATCGCATAAACGTTTAAAAATTATCCTTGTTTTATTTTCGTTATCCTAATGTTGCAGATTTTACAATATTTCTATCTAGTGCCTGCTGAGTCGTTACATCTGAAGATACAACGTAAGCCCTTACTGGTGTCTGCCCTTGCGCTCCGATTGTTTGTGCTATCTGATTAGCTCCGCCAGTTCCTACAACGTTAAATGAAGGGGCTTGAGGTACTGAAGGATTTGAAACCGAGATACCACCACCTGCACCTGAAGATTTACCTGCTGACAAAATGCCTCTTGCTCTGTTTGCCGCACTTAAAACTGCACCTATTTGAGTCGCATAAAATATAGGGAATGCAAACGCTGCCGCAGGCCCAGTTGCTTTTGCAGATTTTTGTGCAATATCTAAGCCTTGAACAAATCCTATTGCGGTGTTAATTGCAATCTCAGTTAATGCAGCAGTTTTAGCGGCCGCAGTTCCTTGTTCAAACAATCCACCAAGCGCACCGATAGCTCCACCAATTGCTGAAGCAAATTGTAATTGGGCTTGCAATTTCGCATCTAGTATTTTTTGATTTTCTTCGGCATCTCTTTTTAAATTGTCTTGAGATATTTTAAGGTTTTTATCTTCCTCATCTCTTGCTTTTTTGTCAATCTCGCCTTGCTTGTTTGCTCTTTGAGTTTCTAATAAAGCATACAAATTGTTTTTTTCATTACCATTTGTTAGGATAGCATCAATCTCTTCTTTCCTTCTTTTATACCATAAGTCAAGTTTTTTCTGCTCTGTGTTTGCTTCTATATCTTCAAGCTCGGTATTGTATTGCTTTTCTAATTCAGCTATCTTTTTTAGATGCTCTTGGTATTTGTCATATTCTTCAAGCAACGATTGGGCATAACCATATAAATAATCCTCGTTTACTTTCTCTTTTTCTTTGACCTCTTTTTTGTAAGTCTTAACTCTTTCCTTAGAATTTTTAGTTTCGGTTTTTGTTACGGTATCTGAGCCTGAATTAAATCTTTTGTTTGCCTCCTTAAATTCCTCAACCGCTGAGTTCCAGCTCCCAGTCAATTGTGTGTATCCCTCTTTAAGCGCATCAAAATCTAGCGTGAAAATTCCTTTTAAAATTTTACCTGCACCCATACCTACGTTTTTAACCAAGGTAAACAACGCAAATAAGCCTGAATAAAAACCTCCTACACCTTTAGCAATTAAAGGCAAGGCTCGCAATGCTAAATCAATAAACGCATCAAGCAATGGCTCAAATACTTTCATAATTCCTTGAAGTATTTTATCGAAAGCGGCAAAGACTGGCTCTAGCTTTTTCATTGCCGTTTCTGATTTAGAGAAAGCAGCAACTAATCCACCAATTGCAAGCGTTATAATACCGATAACTGAAGCCTTTAAAACTCCATTAAAAGATGAGAATGTTTTTTCTGCACCTCTGATGCCCTTACCTAACACACCCAACGGCCCAGATGCGTTTTCTAAATATCCTAGAAAGTCATCTGAGGTTGCAGTTGCATCCTTAATCGCATCATCCATATCACGGATTTGTTGCGATATTCTATTAAACTCTTCCGATCCAGCAGCGGTTTCCCTTAATTGCCTTTTTAGGGCTTTAAGGTTTTTAATTGTTGCCTCTGTGTTGGAGTTGATATTAATATCTACTTCGATATCCTTTGCCATTTGTAATTTCGTTTAATTTGAATCCATCCTTTTTTAAATGTCATTGGAAGCTCATGCTTACCTTTGGCAATTTCTATCGTTTCACTCCTTCCGTAATGGTCGAACGTGTTTAACATTTCTATTATTTGCTTTATCATATCGTTCTAAAGTCTGTTAGTAATTCAAAACTTACCTCGCCACTTGTTAAATCGGTTGTGAACTGGTTAATTATGTAGCGTTTATCTCTGATAATTACTCTATCGTTTACTTTTAAATTAGTTAAAAGGCTAATCGGTAGCATCCCTTTTAGCTTTACAATCCTACTCTTGATTCCAAATATGTTGTTTAAATAATTAGCGTAATAATTATTAAACAATGATTGATTTTCTATTGCCCCAGTATAGGTTGATTGCTCTGCTCCAAAGTTTAGCGTGTAATCTACTGAGCTAATTAGCGTGTCTTGTCCAAATATGTTTGCACTTGTGTAGTCATCCGTTCCAGTTCCATCATTAAAATGGAAGGTTGATACGGTTTGCAATGCCCCATAATTGTACAAAATAACTGGCTTTGGAATATAGGGTATATAGCTAGGCTTTAAAGCATAAGCTACTTGCAAATTAGTGCCGGTAAATTTGTTATGTAGAATAGTTTCAAATGGTAGCTCAACCGTGTATTCTTCGCCATCGTTATCAAGCTCATAATATAAATCTCCGTATGGCACTTTTGAACGTGACATAAAATTTTCATTTAACCACGATTCTGCCTTTTGGTATTTAAAGTTTACTTTCTTGTAGGCTTTGCTTCGCTCTAGCTCAAGAGAATCGTTAATAATATACTGAGTTAAATCTCTGCTTGTTCCGCTTGCATACCATCCCTCTAGTTGCTCAATTTTATAAACTCCTGCCGTATCTGAATAGCAAGTCAAATTGAACATTTTTAAAATACCGCTAAAAAATTCTTCGATTGTCATT